CGGTGTCAGCTAGAATGATTACTTTACTAGAAGACTATATACAACCCGCGTTAGTTGAATGGGTTACTTATTCCAGTATTCTATACTTTAACTATAAAATAACGAATAAAGCTGTAGTAAAAAAGAGCTCAGATAATTCAGAAGCTAGTAGTCTAAACGAAGTTAACTTTTTAAGACAAAGCATAAGGGATGACGCTGAATACTACACAGACAGACTTGCGAAGTATTTATGTGCTAATGAGGTTCTTTTTCCTGAATATATAGAGGGCAATATTAACGACGACGACATAGTGCCAAGCAAAAAAAGTTTCTTTGGTGGTATCTATTTAAACTAATATAAAATGATTGATTTATTAACAAAAATAGCACTTGCAATACTAGCAATATTAGCACCCATACAAGCTTCAATCCTAGCTGTTGGCTTCTTAATAATGGCTGACTTGATAACGGGGATAGCTGCAGCATATAAAAAGGGGGAATCTATAAAGTCGGAAAGATTAAAAAACACAGCGGTTAAAATGTTGGTTTATAATTTACTGTTAATGTCTTCTTTTATTGCAGAAACTTATTTAACGCCATGGATCCCTTTCACTAATATAACTTTAAGCTTTCTTGCTATTGTAGAGGTTAAGAGTTTAGGTGAAAACTTCCACAATATTACAGGAATAAACTTTATAATATATTTAAAATCTTATTTAAACAATAAATTAAACACGCCAAAATGAAAAAACTGATTACAAAACTAGGATTATTTTTTACGTCTGACAAAGGCGGTAAAGTAGTGAATAAAGGAATGGAATTGACTGCAAAGAATTTGCTTTATAAGAAGATATTTAAAGTCACTATAATTGCCTTACTTAGTATCTTATTACTTGCTAATAGTATCGATTCAGAAGTATTTATTGAATTGTTAGAATCTGTACTATGATTTTAAAAACAGACAGGCATATAGATTTATTGGTTATTCACTGCGCAGATACTTATAAGCGAATGTTAGTAGGTGCTAAAGAGATAACCCGCTGGCACATAGATAAAGGTTGGTCAGACTGTGGATATCATTTTATAATTAACCGCTTTGGGACTGTAGAAACGGGGAGAAATTTAAACGTTCCAGGCGCACACGCTAGGGGTTACAATAAAAATAGTATTGGTATCTGCTTAGTTGGTGGTCGTAGCGATAACGATAAGCCAGAGGATAATTTTACTACAGAACAAAAGAAAACCTTAGCCGCTTTGATTATCAATTTACAAACTGAATACCCCGACGCAGATATTAAAGGACACAACGAACTTTCAAGTAAATCATGTCCAAACTTCAGTGTTAAAGAATTTATGTCAAATATAGATGTTCATCTATTCAATTAATTATCAAGGGTTTACTATTCTGAGTAAGCCCTTTTTTCTTTCTAAATAATATTTTTTTAAAATTTTCTTTGTAATTGTATTGTGTAATAATAATTTATTACTATATTTGTGTATCACTAAACGATAACGATATGAAAACTATTACAATCAATAACGAAAAACAAGAAGATTTAGCTTTAATTTCCTTTGGCGAAAGCGGTGTTCGATGGGGTACTGATGTATACCCTGAAGACTTCAAGCCTTCTTTAGCTGACGGGTTTAGCGGATTCCCTTACAACATTAATTTAAACATTTTACAAATAACTCTTTAATTTTAAGCCATGACAAACTTTGGAACAGTAGAAAAAGAAATCACCTTTTCGTTAGGTGATAACGGTATTAAGTTCTTTACCTGCGGTTTTCAGTATTCATACGATACTGGAGACTATTACACACCAGCAGATGAAGACTACGAAATTTGCACAGACATACTTGACGAAGAAGGTAATATTGTTACCGACTTGATTGACAGGTATGAAGCTTTAACAGGTGTTAATGTTAAAGAAATAGCATACGAAGAATTTATTTATCAATCAATAGTTTAAAAACCAAAACCAATGAGCAAACCGACAAACGATTTAGGTGCGTTTTTACACGCACAAACCAGCAAAAGCAATGAAGAACTTGCTGACAGTATTAGAGAATCTAAGAACTTAAATAACAAGCATAACAATGTAGTTATTTTCCAAGAAAAAAGAAGTACTTGCATTACTGCAGAGAAATTACTACAAGCTATTAAATTCTTCGATTCATCAAGCGAATTAATAATCAAAACAAACACAAACACATGGACAGCAAAGTAAAATTATTTCAAGCACTAGCGGGTTTTCAGCAAGAAGTACCAGCAATCCACGAGGCGACAAAAGGCTACGGATACACATACGCAAATTTGACGCAGATATTAACAACTATTAACCCGTTATTAAAAAAGCATGGTTTAGGATTTACACAGCTTTTAAACGGGAATAGCATTAATACTATTATATTTCACTGTGAAAGTGGCGCAACTATAGAAAGTACTGTTGAATTGCCTAGTGACGTAATTTTAAAAGGTATGAATAAGTTTCAAGTTACAGGTTCGGCAATTACTTACTATAGAAGATATTCTTTAAGCTCAATACTTGGATTAGTTACTGACGTTGACGCAGACGGCGCTGGGGAGCAATTACCAAAAGCACCAAAAAAGACAGCTATTCAAGAAGCAAGACCGACAACAGATAAAAAGTGGTTGACACCTGAAGAATATGAAAAAGCAAAGAAATTCGCAGCTTCAGACTTAAAGAAATTATTAACTCACTCGGTTAAATACAAATTAAGACCCGAACAAAAAACGGAATTGGAACGAATCTTTAACGAATCAAATAAATAAATTATGAATAGTTTATACAATATCAACGAGAATATGTTATATTTGCTCAGTCAAATCGAAGCAAACGACGGAGAACTAACTGAGGAAATTAACACTCAGTTAGAAATAACTAACGACGAACTACAAACCAAGTCAGAAAGTTATTTAGCTGTAATAAAAGGCAGAGAAGCTTTGAACTTACAAATAGACGACGAAATTAAGCGATTACAAGCAATGAAGAAGGCGAACAATAATCTAGTATCAAAACTTAAAAATAGCTTGTTAAACGCCGTTAATATCTTTGGAGAGTTTGAAGTTGGTTTGTTAAAGTTTGGACTGCGTAAAAGTACAACGGTGGAAGTCACTGGAATAGTTAACGACTTACCAAAAGAATATAAGACGGTAAAAGTAACGGAACAGCCAAATAAAGCAGAAATTAAAAAAGCCCTCAGCAGGGGGGAAGAAATTGAAGGGTGCGCATTAATCAATAACTATAATTTAAAAATCAATTAAAATGTTTGAAATCAAAGGAAGTTTAAAAGTAATGAATGAAACAGTAGTAATTTCTGATAAATTCAAAAAAAGAGAGTTTGTATTAGTGGATGATTCAACAGAATACCCGCAAACTTTACAATTTCAATTAACACAGGACAATTGCTCAAAGTTAGATAATTGTCAAGCTGGTGACAGGTTGCTAGTAAAGTTTAATTTAAGAGGTAGAGAATGGACAAACCCACAGGGAGAGGTAAAAGTCTTTAACAGCCTTGACGCTTGGTTTATTCAGAAAGAAGAAAGCACACCAGCACCGCAACCAATATCAAACACAACTATCATTGAAGACTTACAGGATGATGGATTGCCTTTTTAATTACTAACCTTTAACCAAATCCCTAGTTGTTAATTCAGCTAGGGTTTTTTTTATCATGAAATATACTATTAAAGGAAACTGCCCTAGTAAGTCCAACCAATACAAAGTAATTAGATTAGGACACAAATGTTCACTATGTAAACAATCAAGCCTTAAAACGTATGAAAATAGCTTTATAGCTCAAATGTCTGTGTATGATTACAAATTAATAGAAGGCAATTTCAAGTTTGAAATAGATGTTTATTACGATTCCAGACGGCCAGACTTAGACAACAGCTTAAAATCTACTTTAGACTGTTTGCAAAAATGCAAAGCAATTAAGAACGATAACAAGGCAATGGAAATCATAGCACGTAAGCACTTAGATAAAGAGAATCCACGAATTGAGTTTACTATTACAGAGTTATAACATTATTTAGAATGATTTTAAATAAGGGTAGAATTAATTTTTTACCCTTTTTTTATGTCATCATATTAGATATTTATTACTACATTTGATTTATCAACAAAAACAAAGGATATGAACAAGCCACTTACAAAGGGATTAATTGAAGCGATTGACTTAATTGACCCAAATTTAGAAATTACAGAATTTGCTTTAAGTATTTCATTTATTTTAAATAAATACTATTCAAGCACTAACAAAAAACAATTTTTACAAACACTTACTAAAACCGTTTAAAATGAACAAACAGACAGATTTATTATTGAAAATGATTGACTTAGAAAAAAAGCACGTAGATTTATATTGCGACGCTGCAGATGGATACACAAAAGCCAAAGATGAAAAAGAAAGGGCTTACTATATCAGACAAATAGAGATTCTGT